TCATCAACCCACACGAACCCAAGACAAACTTTCATAAAGAACCTCACAATCCCAGTAGGTTTATCAGGCATATAATACCTGAAATATCGTTGATTTCCCATAGTATAATAACCTTTATGATTACTTCCCTGTTTGATTACAAACCCAGTTTGTATATAAGAAGAAGCATTCACACTCAATCCATCTCCAACAGTAAAAAGAAGTTTTGATGGGAAGTTTCCATTCTTCTTCGCATACTCAAAGTTCTCATTAATCCTATCAAACTCTTTGTTGTATCTTTTTTCAGCACCCTCTTTGGAATACGCAAACTTCCACTTTGTTGTCTCAATCAGTTTATCAATCTTCTCATCAAACTCTTGTGAGATTTCTTCCAGAGTTTTGGGTTCAGGTGGAATATCCAAGTATGGTTTGACTAAATCAAAATACTCAAACTCTTCTGTGTAATAAAAATTACTAAACAAATACGGGAGAAGTTCTCTCCGTGCTGATGCTAATTTCTCTGGATTTAGTTTGTATCCTGTTGTCCCAATCATTTCAGTTTCCTCAAAATCGTGGTGGTTTCTTCCTGCCAGAGTTTTGGTTTCTTACCCTCTTCCAGTTTCCTATCATACCACTCTTCTGCCATCGTGAGTGTGGGAAAGTATCCTTCTTTACGATTGCGTTGAGTTTCTGATTTCCAAGTGAGATAGTATCTGATTTCAGTCATTTCTTAAAATCCCATTTGCTATTGAAGAATACTTTAGTCCAAAATCTAATCCACCTGTTTGGTATTGGGAACTTACCACCTTCATAAAATGAGATTACCATTTGCTCCTGCCCAAATAAATCCAACTCACAAATCACTTCTGGTTGATGAATAGTCATCGTTGTATAAGGATACGGTAGATTATCCCCAGAAGGTTTTACTGGTTGTCCTATGTTATACTCCATCGCATCAACATCCCAAGGAGATGAGATATTCTTTTCAGGTTTCCAATCAGTCATAGTTTTTCAATCTCCTCACATAATTCTAATAAATCAGGACAACGAATAATGCCAGGAGACACTTGAAGAACATTAATCACTTCACGAAAAGCATCAGTGAGGTTGATGGTAGGGTCGTGGTATGGGTCATCATAATAAGCAGAAAATACTTTCTTTGCTTTGGTTTTCATATCAGTCATAATTCACCACTCACACACCACATTTACATAAAACCCAAGTTTGTCTTTGAGACATTCTACCATATATTCCTGAAGTTCGTAAGCAGTTGGAGAACATTCCTCAATCAACACACTATAAGTTTCTTCACCATCCAAGTTAAGATTATAAGAAACATCCCTTACATACAAATCAGCATAATTCACTCCTCCAAATGTTTCTGTGGAGTTCTTATGAGTTTTAAGAATTGCATCTGCGACTGCTTTGATTGTTTTGATTTTAATTTTGATAGTGTCAGTCATTTTTACACCTATGATAATTTGGAATAAAGAAGTTAAAAAATCGTCCAAACCAACCGATTTGTTCTCCACATTTGGGACAGCAGTATGATGGGTGGTTATTCATTCATCTTCTCCAAATCTAAAAGGATAAAGTCGTTTCACACCACCAGAAGCATACTTGATTTCATTTTCCAGTTGAATGATATACACATAAACTGGGTCAGGAACTTCAAAGTGTTCCAGTTCTCGGTTCATATTATAGCACGAAATATGAGAACTCATTTCAAATACCTGCGTCAGCATCAATTGTGAAGTTTGCTTTGTCTGTGATAATCTCTACACTCATATCATTCATAATCTTTTGAAGTTTTTTGAGTAGATTGTCTCTTGCTTCTTTTTTAGCGGAACCAGTCCAATACTCACCCTGACTTAAAGAGTGAAGTAGAGTTTCTGTGAGAATGTAAAGGTCTAATGCTGTAAGTTTAGTCATCACGGTTGCTCCTATACCATTCAAAGTTGCGTGGTTTCCAATCAATTATACTACAATCAAATTGAAATCGTTTGTATCGTATAAAACCTCCAAACAAATGACTTGAACCAATACTCAACTGAAATGCTGGGAGCAAATCATCACATTCATATTCATCCCACTGGACTGTAATATCCAACAGAGCAAACTTTGGGGATGTGAGAACTTGGAGAAACCATTCCTTTCCATAGTCCTCATAGGTTTCATAATCAAAGAGTTTCATTCCTCATCCTCCACAGGAAACATAGCAGCGTATTCTTCATCAGTGAGAGTAAGATACTCTACATTAGCATCACGGTGGTCTTCGGCATACATTAGTTGATAGTGTGCGAAGTGGGAAAGGTCATTAGAACCATACTCCACTACACCATCAACAAGGCAAAGGTAGTTCATTCTTTTTCTCCTAAAGTCACTGGTGGTTGAATGTCGTTGAGTTCATCATACAGCATCTTGGCGAACCCATAGTGAGGTCTTGTGCCAGTTTCAATACTGGTTGAAGTGGCAACCGCCCACATAATATCAAGTTGTAGTTTATCAGGTAGTGGTTTCATTCGTTCCACGGTTCTTCTTCATAATCTTCCATTCCACGAAGGTATGCTTCTGTCTCTTCTTTAATCTGTTCAAGGTTCATACCCGCCCACAAATCAAGAGCAACATCAGCACACCGAACTGCCTGATAAAGTAATGGAAAGTTCCTCCAATCTACGATGTCCTCATCAATCGCAATCAGCAAATCAAGAATAGCAATTTTGTATATAGTTTCTTGTTTGGTTGGATAGTCCATAAGAGGTTTGTCTTGTGTATGAGTGTATTATAGGGCATCCACAGGGGGATTGGTGGGGTCTTGTGCCAGTTCTTCAACTGACACAATATCTTTATGATATTTTCTTCCTCCACGACAAACAGCACCAATATGAGAGCAACAATAACCATTTTCTCTTGCCCATTTATATAATCCACATAATATAATTATATTTCCATTTTTAAAAGTAAGTTTCCACCATTTAGACATATGGTTATTTTCTCCACTTCTTTTCTTACCTATTTTGTCTTTGGTTTCTTGTGAATGAGGTTTTCCATATTGATGATGATTTTTTCCTCTTTTCTTTTCACTTATTTTTTTACGAATATCTGGATGTTTTGACGCATTATTTTCTCCACTAACTCTTACTCTTGAATTTTCATATAAGTAGGAGTTTAAGTATTTGTTTTTTGATTTTTGATTATTCATACACCAAAAAGCAAAAGACATCTTTTTGGTTTTTTTGTGATTTATGCCGTATCTTTTTATAAATGCTTTTTCCAATAGTGCGTGAGCAATATAATGTTCTCTTGCCGTCAATATAACAATTCTATTGTTCTTTCCAAAGATACTTTTTGGAAATGTATGGTGTTTTTCTGTATAACCTTCAGGTGGAGTTCTATTCTCTGCTTTCCTGATAAGATTACAATAAACCTTTAGATAGTTCATTTCTACTCTAATTTGGTGGTTATTATTATTTATACAGGAAAAGCACCCGAAAGTGCTTTATCCCAACCTAAAAAGAACCACCAAATTAGGCATCATTATTTATTAGTCATCCCACGGAGCAGGTTTATTTAAAATTTCACGAAATCTCTCAATAACTTTAGGGTCAGGAGGTTCTGCAAGTTTTTTTTGAAGGGCATCGTAATCTTCTGGTGAGAGAATAATTTTTTCTGCTTTGACACCTTTGCCCCAAAACTTCTCAAACTCATTCACATATTCAATATGTTCCCACCCGTGATTTAATGAGTGCCAAAACTCCTTCCAGATATGATAGTCATCAAAACGGAAACCCTGATGAGACATCAAACGATACCACCACCACGCTGGAGTATAACGGAGATACTTGTTGGTGATTATAAGTTTATGAAGAAAAGTCATTTTTTTGCCATTACATAAGAATAATAACTATCTCTACCCATCATATTATAAGGGTCAAATCCTGGTTGAGACATAGTATAATCACTTTCCATTTTATACCAACCATAGTTTAACTCTTCCCAAAATGCGGCAACATCAATTTCATCATTATAATCAACAAATCGTGAATGAATACAACATTTCCAAGACCACAAGGCATCTTCAATCCAAGTTTTAAGTGGGTTCATAAAATACCTTCTATAAATCTGTGGATGTATTATTATAGCATTCATTTTAGTAATATGTGCTTATACCATTCGGGGAAATTGATGTGCCCCTTGTAGAAGAAATATGCTATACCCATCAGGTCTAACAAAATCAAAGTGAAGAAACTAATGAGAAGGTTTCGTTCGTTCTTATTCATTCAATTACCTCCCAGTGTGCGTCTGCCTTATCACCAAAACGATTGGTGCCCGTGCGAGTTGATACCCAGAAAAAGTATTTGCGGTTCTCCGAAGCAAGAAACAACTCACCACCAGTATCCTGCTCCACAATACAGACAGGATTACCACCCATCGTGTTCGCAAGACGATTTTTTGCTTTGCTGGATTTAGGTTTGACTGTGACTTTTCTCATCGGTCTGCCGTGTATGAGTGTATTATAGGGCAAAACACTCCTCTGTGGTGGGTGAGTGTGCCAGTTCTTCAGGTGTCCTCATCCAGTTCCACATCTTTCACAAGTTCCTTTAATCTATCCATAAAGACCTCATCCATAGGAATCACTTCTTCCTTTCCGGTTCTTACATCATCACTCAACTGTAATAGATGTTCCAGAAACTCTTTGGGATAAATCTCCTCTTCCAGACTGTCCCAGAAGTATAGGATACACTGCTCTAATGGGTCATCAGTTTTGAGAAGAGCATAACCCTGATAGTTGTTTCCCATCAGGTCAGCCCAGTTCTTATAGGCATACCAGCAGTTATACCATCCCTGCCTGATACAGGAGTTCCAAATATACTCAAACCAAGAGAGTTTGACTTTATCTGTATTTGTGCCTAAAAGTGGTTGTGAGAACATATCAAAATACCGGTAAGACTTCTATTTGTTTACATCCCTGAGATTCTACCATATTCTTCCAGAAAAAGGCACTCTCAACATCAAGGAAGATCGCAGACTGTTTACTGAACTGACCCTTTTTCTTGGGTTTGAGGTAGACAACGCTGTATTTCATAATTAGGAAAATGGTGAGTGCGAAGAGCATTATACACAATAAATGAGTTTGTAATAAAAATGGAGAGGAACGCAATCAGACGAATTATAGCAACCTGGTCCGCTTCACTATCGGTCTTACCGGACTTTTCGCCTAATGACTTTGCTATCAGTCTCCATAGATTATTTTTCTGTTTCTTCATAATCCCCTACAATCTGAACATCTTTCCATTCACTTGGATATACCAACATACAGACATCTCTGACCTTGTGCTCATAAGTTTGAACGCAGATTGTGATATACTTACTTGAAATAAACCTTACTACCCCAATATGTTCCTTGTACTTGACTAAAAGTCCCTCAGTAAAAGTCATCATACAAAACACATCTCCAGTAATGTTTTCTTAAGTGGCATCGCAGTATAAGAAGTAGTATCCTCTATATTTACCTCTTTTCCGGGTGTCTTAGAATTGACCGGGGCATAATAGACTTTTTTCTTTGGAGAATAGAATCCCCATATGGTTTTGGTAGAAGCACCCAGATTGTAGTCAAACTTACGAGAGCAGCACAAC